GCGATGCAATCAGAGTTGCATCTTCTTCATCCTCAATGGCGTGACGAATTTGCTCCCGCACTTCACCACTAATAGTACCGTCAATGTAGAAGACGTTCTTCTTTTTCTTCCCATCCATAATTAGCTGATAGATAATATCGCCATGGTCACGTTGACGGAAGAATACAAGCTTATTCCCTTTTAGGCTCAAAGTCAAGTTCTTTATGAATTTGTTTCTTTTGGGATGGTTAATAAGGAATTTCACCTCATCAGGGTATTCCATCTTCCTAACCAGTTTACAATCAGCATCTGAATAACGTAATACCAGACACTTTACCTGGAACTTGGAGGCGAATCCTTGATCAATCAATTCACGAGTCGTAATAGACTGGTATTTTGCCCCAAACAAACCTTCGATTGTTGTTTCATTCAAAGGTTCGCCATCCAGAGTTCCGGTTGTTCCGAAACGGTAACGGCATTCAGTCATGCTTGATAGAATCTGGATCAGCGAAGTAGCCTTGGCGCCGTGAGCTTCGTCCCCGAACACCACACCGAACTGGTTATACCAACCCTTCGGCATCTTCGTCTTACCATTATTGAGCGACTGCCATGTGGTGATAATAACATCAGCCTTGATGTTCATCTCTTTTGAGAGACCACCCTTATCCGTTGATTTGTGCACCTTACCTTTGTAACCATAATCACGGAAGTCGCCTTCCAGCTGGTTAACAAGTGAGATCGTCGGAACGATAATCAGCTTCTTGTGCTTCGCATACCATGTGCTGATCACGTAGATGATAAGAGACTTACCTGAACTGGTAGGTGATAGAAGTGTTCTGCGTCCTGTACGAATACACTTTACAATAGAGTCAACTTGATATTGACGCTCATCATATTCTTTTGGAATCTTAAGCTTATTAATGTGTTCTTTGATCTCATGCTCTGACACGTCCTCATAAAGAAGCTTATCATCAAGTCTGAATGTGTAGTCTCGAGCTTCGCAGAATTTCTTCACGCGTTGTGCGAGACCAGCATACAGATAACCAGTTAGTGTGTTTACCAACCGTATGCGCCCGTCCCACATACGCGAGCGATACTTTGGATGAAACTTATAGTTAGGCGCAAAGAATGTGAACTCATCCCCGAGCTCTTTGACGATGCCAGGGTTTGCTACTACTTTTACATGAACATTATCCACATATTTGAGGAAGACTTCTTCAGTCATTATTACCTACTAAACTTTTAATTGTGTCTAGCTCAAATTTTGTGTACTCAAAGTCTACATAATATCTCATGAGCTTAAGACTCCAATTATTAAGATGATAAACCCGATAAACATATACCCAAGGAAAGAGCCAGAATCATAACTCGAAGAAGATACCCGCCTCTGACGATGCTTCTTAATCCTTGAGTATTTAATAGGCTTTTGTTTCTTGTTTAACTTTTCCCGTGTAATCCACCCATTAAAGTTTGTAGTTCTGTATATTCCTTCAGTGCCATTACTACTTCGGCTGTGTGTTATTCGTGTGTTACCACCTTTGGTGCTGACAGCAGTAGTGATGTTTCGCGTTTTGTTATTAAACGTAGTAGTTCTTCGAATACCACTCTTACTTGTGTGTGATGTTCTCTTGTATGCCACTAGTTAACTCCGCTTGTGAATTTCAGATAGTCTAATGCTGTTTTGATATTGAATCCACGACTATTTAGGCCCTTGATAATAGACTCAAGTAGTTCGAGCTTCTCTTCTTGAAGACCAATCTTGAGAGAGATATCCACGATGTCTTTATCGCTATCAACATATTGCATTGCATCCGCGCGAAGGATCTTACCTTGCGCGGGTAGTTCCCAACCAAGTGCTTGGGAATCTTCCGTTGGACCCATTGTATAGAACTCATACTTCTGGAGCTTCAGCCGTTTGTAATCAACGGTAAGCTTCTTCAAAGTAAGACGTTCGTTTGAGAAGATCTTGAAATACTTGTGGTGGAGTTGGGCTATTTTGAGGCTTTCCTCACCCAACTCCGTCCGGTCTATCTTACTGTCAGCTTCCCATAATTTAAAAATCGCATCAAGCTTCATTATCTCTTTCCAAACATCGGATCAATTGGTGGATCATACCTATGAACAAGGTCATCTTTTGCAATCTGCTTTTGTTTTTTCTTTTCCATCATCATTTCTATCTTATATCCAACCAACCAAGAAATAACAATAAACAGAAATACAGAAAATCCTATCATACAGCTTGGCCCATCATGATATAGATCTGGTAAATGAGAGCGGCAACAGCTAGAGCCATGCCGATTCCTAGAATAATTTTACTGAACATTATGTCGTCCTTCTTACTGAATAAGACAGATATCTAAATGTAGCTGTCGCGGTTAAATACTCAACATCAATATCCTGAGATGTAAATGTCAGAGGAGAAATAGCTACTGGGAACGCATCTTTAAATGTAATCCCGATATTAGGTGTTTGGCTACTCTTCATTATAGTGAGTTCCAGGTCAGAAGTCAAGCCTTTTTGATCTCCAGCTGGTTTATCTTTTAAATCTCTGTAACCAGTAAAGTTAACAGGTGAGCCTAATGCTACCATCCAATCGTGTAATTCAAACCAGTTTCCGAAGTTCTCATCTACTTTGAATTGAACAGCAAGATCATCATACCGAATCTTTCCACTAAAAGGAATACTTACAAAAGGAGTTGGCTGCTCCACCACACTCAGATTAATCCCTGGAAGCTCTACAGCATTAGTAAAATAAGTCATAGTTGGAGCACGCGCGAGCGTGAACTTAAAGCCAAGCTGACTTAACATATTGATATTTGATGGGGTTGTAGTCATTATGGTCCTCGGTATTCACAGTGACATTACTGATTATATCGCATTCTGCAGGTAAGTAAAGTAAAAACTGAAAATAGTTTAACCACCATGATCGAAGGAAATTTCGTGATTACCATCTTTTCTCTTATAGACACTAAATCTACCATCTACCCCACCATCCTTTTCTGATGCTGCGTTGTATTTTTTGGTGTAATCCAAAACATGTTCAGGTTTTAAACCAAGATGTTTGTGTAGATCACCCAATTTTGCATCAAAACTATATGGTAAGTCATTGTGGCCAAGTTTAGACCATATTGGGTTTTCTTTAGGTGCATTGCCTAATGCATTGTGAACATTTCCTCGATGCGAATTAAGATTATTTGAGGAAGCTGTAATAGCTTCTTGTATTTTCTGCCATTTACCCATGTTGTTTCTCCTTTAAGATTTACACTATTTATGCAAAGAAAAAGGACGCCCCTTTCGGAGCGTCCAAGTTTTCTACTCTACTTTGTTTCTCTAATGGAAACTTATAGAACTACATGATGTTGTTCACGAGCACGCGTCTGTAGTAGACGTTTGAGTCTTGCTCGAGAGCAGCGTTCGCATCAGCAGCAGTTGTACCCTTGGCGAATGGATTTGGGGCCATGCCATAACGGGTCTTGAAGCCGATTTTTGGTTGGAACGTTGATGGGTCAACTGCACGTACCATTTGTAGTGGCACGTATGGGCAGTAGAAGAGACCGGCGTCGAAAGCGTTTGCACCTTTGAAGCCAGATACCATGTAGTTGGCACCAGCGTATGGGTCGATGAACACTTTTGTACGACCATTTAGGACACCAGCGAAGGTATAACCTGTGTCGTCAACTGCGAGGTTGTTTCCAGCAAGGGCTGGTGTGTAATCAAGAACGCCTGCTGCATTCAGAGCCGAAGCGACGTCTGAAGAACAGATGATCATGTTACCACGGCCACGACGTGTATCGCGGGCGATTTTGTTAGCTTCACGTTCAATCTGGAACATGAGACCCTTGAACTTTTCAACTGACCAACGGCCATTTGAGTCTGTGTCAAGGTCGAAGATACCAGAAGTTGTAGTACCTTCAGTTGCACCGCGAGTAGCAGTGATGATGATAGAACGAACAACTTCACGGTTGATCTCGGCGAGGATTTCACCAGACAGAATGTTTGAGAGTTCTGTCTCAGCGTCAAGACCGTGGATAGCTTTCAGGTCTTGTGCGAGTTCGAGTGAGTATTCAGCTTTTAGGGCACGTGACTTAGCCGAAACTGTCACTTTCTCGATGCTGAATGCCATCTCTGGGAAGATCGCTGTTGTGTTAGATCCGAGACCTTCAGCTGTACCAAGGATTAGACCCATGGTTGTGTTGTAGGTCGAGTTACCAGCGTTGTTAGAAACGCCTGGTGCGGTTCCAACAGTGTTGGCACCGAAGTCAGTTGCAGCGGATGCACCTGTTGCTGCTACGGCAGCGTTAGCACCAGCACGTGAAGACCAACCAGCATCAGCTTCGTTGTAGAAAGCTTCTGTTCCGGCTTGGTTTGCGTAACGTGAACGCATTGCGAAGATCAGGCCGGTTGGACCGGTCATTGGCTGAAC